ACTTGAAAAAATAAATAACGTAAATGTGCGTTTTCTTGTACTCTCCGTTTATAAAGTGCAGAACAGGCTGCTATCAAAAATCCCAGAAAGTGAGATTGTTGCATGAAGATGCACTAATCGTGCAAAACATGGGAAGATAAGCGTATGATAAACCTCCCCGGTGAAACTGAATGGTTTTGCCGGGGAGGTTTTTGATTAAAAAGAACTTTTATAAGGTTATAGTGTAGGAAGGACGAGGCTAAAATGGCGTCTAAAGATTGGAAATTGCCAGATGCACAGCACAAAATTACGGATGAAAAGGGCTTAGACATAGAAAACGAAAGTATACAGATGCAGTGTGAAAAGACCCTTATATCGTTTATAAGACTACAGGACGCTTTTTCTGATATAGATGATTATGACGATACCGAAGAAGGAGAGATACCATATAGGCAGTATTTAATGCGCAGATGGTTGTTCATCCATCAGGATAAATATAAGAACGAGACACTTAAGGACGAAGATAAAAAGAAGGTAAATGAATTACTGAAGAAAGAACATATCAAAGAAGATAAGTTCATGGATGTAATAGGTGGATTCTGCAATAATAATGTTGGCCAAATTGATGATATGGCAAAAAAGTTACAGAGACGATTGAATAAGATAATGGGTAAGGTTCCATTTAAAGGAAAATTTGTAGAAGCATCCGAGGTGCTAACATTCAACTCAACAAGAAGCACGCCGACATTGCTCACAGTAGCAAATTGCCGTTTTTTTGACATTTTGCTAATGGTAGATTCCGATGGAAAGGGCTTCTCGGAGCTGTTGAAGCGCATACGGAGGCCAATTCAAGCTGTTGATAGTGATGAGAGCCACGAGGATTTGTATTTGCAGTGCTCAATTAGAGAAGGTATGCGATCCTTGGCAAAGAATAAAAGTCTCAAGTATACAAGTGGTATGATAAAATTTTCTTTGTTGCAGTCCTTCCCGGAATATTACAATGGAGAAATGGAAAAAGGGTATGTCCGTCAGGCGCTTTTAGATCTTTCAGAGATGGTATTATATTATATTGACAAGTATCCACGCGATGAGCTATGTAATAGGCAGGCATATAGACAAATAGCAGAATATTTGATAAACACCGAATATAAGATTCAGAAGTTTGCGGAAGGTCCAAAAGGATTCCGGCAGTAAGAGATTTAAGCGTGATGCTTCTTGGAGACAGAATTTTAATGTCTCCAAGAAGCATCACTTTTTTGTTGCTGGGCAAAAATGGTCGTGCATTTTTTCTGAGAAAAAAATAAAAAAAACACTGTGCGAAAAAAATGATGGCTATGATATTATATTTTTGCAAACGAGGTAGCCACTTCGAAGCACAAAAAATAATGGATTTGCGAGGTATTTTGCTATGACACAGAATGAATGTGACAAGTGGTATCGGGAACTCAACGAAACTCAGAAAGAAGTTACGGATGAGTTCTTTGCTTGGAAAGAGAAAGCATCTAAGGGTAAAGACGGCTATGCAGATATTGTGATTACCATGATAAATGGCAAGGCTGAGGTTGCTATTCGGGAAGGCGAGTACATTTCTCCGTTCAGAGGTTTCCAAATGAGCTTGAAACAGAATGGGAGAATTTTGTCAAGCTGTAATTGGAGATGTGAGGATGGAGTAGAAAAATTTCCGCTTATGTTCGGCACAAAAACATTCAAGTCCGGAAAAATAGCTGCTGGTATTTTTGTCCGAGGCGGAACAATGAAATCTCCGATTATACTTGGATGCCCGGACGATTTTGAACCGGATGCTTTCTATGAGGTGTTTGTACATGCTTGGGGAGCGGAAATGGGCTATCTTTGGGAGGGAGACGGAAAGATTCAGGGATTAACAAGAATCGACTATCTGCTCTCTGGTAATCTGGGAGAAACGCAGAATCCCATCGAAAAATTGGTCGAGCAGATGTACTTCCAGAAGACCACTTCGGAGGAAACCAACCATGAGTAATATGTATGGAAAGGACAAATTCCATGACAGGCAAAAAGCGGTATTACAGAAGTCCGCTCAAAAAATTGAGAATGATTCCGGCTGGTCACAGGATAATTTTTTGAGGGAATATACTGAAGAAATTCTTCCGGCATCAAGAGCTGAACTATCCTTTGACGAACTTTGCGTAATAGGGGAGCAAGTTGAACAAGAGGCCGCTTTTTCTGCAAAGGAGGCGATGCGCAACAAAATCAAGGCAAGACGAGATGTTGAACGATACAAGGCAACAAGCACGGACAGCGGAAAGCGGACTCCTAATCCGTTTGAAGATTCTAATGCGGTCGCTATAGAGTCTCCGAAAAATGAGGACACATTAAACACAACGAGAAAACACGCCGATGCCCCACCGACAAAATCAGCTGTGATAAAAACCTCAAAAAAACAGTCCCTTGTCGAAACGGCAAGGGAGTTGAAAAAGTATATCCATATCATTTCCTGTGGAGGTGTGCTGTATTACCACAATGAATATTACTACACACAGCTGGATTCAAAGCAGTTAATTAAGTTATATCGTCAGAATGTGGACTACGAACTCAATAATGAATCTAGCCTACGTGGGTATAAGGATCTCTACGATTGCCTCGTAACAGATCCCCAAATTGAGTGCAGCGAGCCGGAAGATGAACCGATTTATGCACCTTTGGAAAATGGAATCCTTGACCTTATGGAGTGGAAACTTTATCCACACAGCCCGGATCAAATAACCTTTACCTGTATTAAGGCAAAATATGATCCACAGGCAAAGTGCCAGATATTTGAGGAATACTTGCAGCGAGTCACAGGTGGGGATTCCCTGCTGTCGGAGAGAGTTTGGATGGCAATCGGGTATTTGCTTATCTACCCTGCACGGGGAAAGTTCTTTATTTTCATGAAGGGTATCGGAAATAGCGGCAAGAGCGTTTTGGGAAGCTTTATCCGACGCCTGTACCCCAAAGAATCCATCAGCAGTATTAGACTTAAGCAAATGAAGAATGAATTTGGAATGTCTTCGTTAGCCAACGCTGTAATCAATTTTGACATGGACATGCCAAGTTCAAAAATTGATGAGGAGGCAGCTTCTCGATTGAAGCAGATTACAGGAGGCGATTCAATCAATGTTCCACGCAAATTTCGTGATGATGCGTTGCTGGAAAGGCGTATAAAGTTTGTCTTTTCAAGTAATCACCCGCTTATCATTGACGGAGAAGATGATGCACTCCTAAAACGTATCATATATCTGCCTTTTAATTATGCAATCCCGGATGACCAGCAAGACCCGGATTTGGGAGAAAAAATTTGGAAAGAGCGAGATGCGATTGTTACAAAAGCCCTGCGCTATGCGCGGAAACTTGTGAAACTCAACTACATCTTCCCAGAAATTCCCCAGGTGGACAACGCAAAGTGCATTGTGAGAGACTCTATTGCGAAAACCGTAGGAAAATTTGTACAGGAAAGCTGCGATAAGAGCGAGTCGAAAGCAGTGACTGCTACAGAAGACCTGTATAATGCTTACTCGGACTATTGCAAGGAGAAGAATATGTGGGCGTGTAGCCAAAAGGCATTCACGAAAGAACTCACCCAAATGAAGATAGAGCATACTCGTTTCCGGTGTACAGGAGAGGATATGATTGCCCGAAAGAATCCGGTATCTGCTTTCAAAGGAATCAAGCTCCGTCCGTAACTTCTGATTCTTCGATGATACGTTATACCTCTGACTCTAAGCACCATTAACGATAACCAAGGGAGGTATCACAATGCTGGAAATTGACGAAAAGGCGATGGCCTATTGTCTGGTGGAAGCTCTCTTTGCAGCAGGGGTAATCAACCTGCCCACCTATCAGAACTTCCTTCGGATGAAGCGTGAGCAGGAGGAAGAACCGCCTGCAAAGGCTTCGTAAACAACAGAGAAAGGCTCTGGCGGAGGGGATTCGGCCAGAGCCTTTCTTTTTGCCGCAGAAAAGAGTCAGAGACAGTGGAGGTTAAATTTTATGAGGATAGCTGTGTACGCTCGTGTTTCAACCGAACATGAAGCGCAAATCAACGCACTGGAAAATCAGTTGGAGTGGTATAAAATTGAAGGTTCTCGCCACCCAGATTGGGAAATCGTGGAGGTTTACGTAGATCAAGGCATTACCGGAACGCAAGCACAGAAACGGCCAGAGTTTTTGCGCATGATGGAGGATGCCCAGAAGGGCAAATTTGACCTAATCATTACTCGCGAAGTGAGCCGCTTTGCACGAAATACAGTTGATACGCTGTCCTACACACGGGAGTTGAAAGCACGTGGGGTGGATGTGTTTTTCATCAACGATGGTATCAACACGGCAACCAACGATGGCGAACTTCGGCTGACGATCATGTCTTCTATGGCACAAGATGAGAGTCGCAAAATTTCAGAGCGCGTGAAGGCTGGGCAGAAAATCAGCCGGGAGAAGCACGTTTTATATGGCAGCGGAAACATCTTAGGATACCGCAGGGAGAACGGAACCTATGTTCCTGACCCTGACCAAGCTGAAACGGTAAGACTGATTTTCCAAATGTATTCTACCGGGGAAAATGGGTTGGTTAAAATCGTAAACGAATTATACCGCCTTGGCCGATTGGATGCAGGCGGCCATGTTTCGTGGGACGCTTCCAAGGTGAGCAGAGTTCTACATAATGCAACCTATAAAGGGTGCATCTGTTACAATAAATCCCACAGCGACGGATATTTGACGCAGAAACGTGTTAAAAATCTGGACGAGAGCAGCTACATCTATGTGAAAGGCGACTTTGAGCCTTTAGTATCAGAAGAAATGTGGGATAGATGTCAGCAAATTTTGGCATCGAAATCAGCACAGGTGATCGATGAAAACGGAAAAAAGCACAAGTACATGAGAAATACGCCAAAGTCAGTCTGGACAGCAAAACTGCGGTGCAGCTGTGGCGCAGGATTTATCCAGTACAAGTGGCGCGTAAATCGGGACGGTGCAGTAGTTCATGGATTTCAGTGTTACCGCCGTACCCGTAGGCCAAGCATCAGTTACTTGCAGGAGCATGGCTTGGATTTGGGAATTAGTTGCCAAATCAAGGCAATCTGTGAGTGGAAGCTGGACTTGATGGCAGCAAAGGTGTTTGAACATCTTACCTTTGACAAGGGCAAAACGGTCAAGGAGGTCTATAGAATTTTGAACCGCTGCATGGCAGAAGAAAAGACTGTTCGCATTTCCAGAAAGGCGATGCTGGAAAACAGCATCGCCAGACAGAGGGAGCGTCTGGATAAGTACATAGACCTGTGTGCAGACGGAATCATCACAAAACAGGAATTAGCAGAACGGCGAAAGGGATTGGATGCACAGATTGCAGAATTGCAGTCTCAATATGAGAATGTGGAACAGGAGGATGAGCGCAGCGGAACCCTTGACATGAATTTGATTGCACAGAAGTTGGATGAGTGGCAGAAAGCATCGAGGAATGATGTTGACCGGGAGCTTATCAATAGCTGTGTGGCGCAGATCACGCCGCTGACGAACGAGGAGTATCGCTGGGTGCTTGATTTCCAACTGGCAGAAGTGCAGAGTGGAAATAGTGCCACTTGTACGTTGGATGGCTTTATGGAGATGGCTCGTTTTACAATTTCTTTTGAAGAAGCTAAGGCTTTTAAGGCTTCCCGGAATCAGGGAATCCGTAAAAATGAGTGGCATGACCTCACAGTAGCCGTGGGTATCCGCACAAAGACTTGAACGTAAAACACTGTGTCAGTTGTGCCGGATGTGTCAGAATTTTCGAGAAACCTTTATTATATTTATCTTTTACCCTATCGCGTATTTAAGAAAAAATAGAGTGGAAGGGGTGAAAATAAAGAATATATAGAGAGTTTTATAAAAAACCTGACACATTTGACACACCCGACACAAGACGAAGCGTATCTGAAAAAATTACAGTTATATATTATCTTTGTAGAAAGACCTGTGAGCAGTTTGATTCTGTCCACAGGTCTTTACTTTTTACTTGAAAAATGGAGGAAAAACAATGGCTGATGTTATGGTAAAGATTCTGATGAAGGGTGCAAAGGCAATCGGGAAAACTGCCGCAATACTCATTATCTGGACCGCCCATAAACTTGAAAACAAGTAATCATATTAAAATTTTAGGAGGCAGTAGTTATGTCTGCAAATGTTGAAACCATGTTCTCAGTCCGTGAGACCCCTTGGCATGGACTTGGCCGTATCGTGATGGATGCCCCTGCAAGCCGTGAAGCTTTGGAACTGGCCGGTCTGGATTGGCAGGTAGAGAGCCGCAATATCTATTCCGGCACGGGTGCTATGATTCCCGGCTATCGGGCTAACGTCCGCAGTACAGATGATGCTGTTCTGGGCGTGGTGTCTAACCGCTACCGCATTGTGCAGAACGAAGAAGCATTTCAGTTCACTGATGACCTGCTGGGTGAGGGTGTCACTTACGAAACTGCCGGTTCTTTGCAGGGCGGCAAGAAGGTTTGGATGCTGGCGAAGCTGCCGGAGAAGTACATCATCGCCGGAGATGATGTGACCCCCTATCTTGTGTTCTTCAACAGCCACGATGGCAGTTCTGGTGTCAAAGTAGCCATGACCCCGGTTCGCGTGGTCTGCCAGAACACTCTGAATCTGGCTCTGGGTACTGCAAAGCGCATCTGGACGGCTCGCCACACCGAAAATGTTCTGCTTCGGGTTCAGGATGCCCGTGAAACCTTGCAGCTTGCCAACAGCTACATGGGTGAGCTGGGCAAGGGCATCCATGAGCTGACCACCATCAAGCTGTCTGACCGCAAGGTGCAGGAGTTCATCAATGAGTTCTTCCCCATCACGGAAGATCTGACCGATGGCCAGCGGAAGAATAATCTGCGTATGCAGGAAGATTTGAAGGCTCGCTATTACAATGCACCCGATTTGGAGTGGGTCGGAAAGAACGGCTGGCGGTTCGTGAACGCTGTTTCCGACTTTGCCACCCATGCAGACCCCATCCGTAAAACTCGCAACTACAACGAAAATCTGTTCCTGCGTACCGCAGAGGGCAATCCCATGATTGACAAAGCCTACAAGATGGTGCTGGCAGCAGCATAAAGGAGGACATATGAACGATGTGAGCAACCGGGCTGTCCGGGAATTTTCTGAGTTCCTGAACAACATCGAAGCCGATTTTCCAAAGCCTACTTGCACCACGGCATACGAGATTACGATGAAAAGCACCATTGTCAGTGCCCTGATTACGCTGGACACCGAAAAGCAGATGGACGAGCGTTTTTGGAACCATCTCCGGGTGCAGCGGAACATTCTGGATTTCCTGTATACCCTGTGGCTGGATGATGACCGTACCTTGGTGGATGAGTTTTCCACCATTATCAAAGACTTGGTGGAATATGATTTCTCTATCGCAGAAGAACAGCTGAAAGAGAGGTTGAACATTGCATGAAAAGACTTGTATCTACATTAAATTTATCCAAAGATGATTGGCTCCGTTATCGCAAATGCGGTATTACCGGCACGGATGCCGGGGCTATACTTGGCCTGAATCCCTATCGCTCTGCATTTCAGGTATACCACGATAAAATCAGCGATACCATTGAAAATATCGACAACGAAGCCATGCGGCAGGGTCGTGACTTGGAGGATTATGTGGCACAGCGGTTCTCCGAAGAAACAGGGTTTAAGGTGCGTCGTGCAAATGCCATCTACCAGAGTGAGGAACATCCGCTGCTTCTGGCAGACTTTGACCGCCTGATTGTTGGGCAGAAAGCAGGATTGGAGTGCAAGACGGTTTCGCCCTTCTCTGCGGACAAGTGGGCTGATGGGAAAATCCCGGCTCATTATCTGGCGCAGGTTGACCACTACTTAGCTGTCAGCGGTTTCGACTGCTGGTATGTGGCAGCTCTGATTTTCGGCAAAGAGCTGGTGATCCACAAGATCGTGACAGATAAGCAGGTGCTTTCTGATCTCATTGATAAGGAAGAACTTTTCTGGACAAACCATATTGTGCCCCAGATTCCCCCTGCACCCAACGGTTGCGATTGTGACACCCAGCAGATCAACCAGATGTATGAGGTAGACAACCGGGATAAGACCGCTGACCTGAGTGCCTTGCATGGACTTCTGGATAAGCGGCAGGAGCTTTCCGACCAAATCGAGCAGATGGAACAGGAGAAAACGGCCATCGAGCAGCAGGTCAAGCTGCAAATGCAGGATGCTGCCTATGGCACAGCACCGGGCTATAAGGTGTCGTGGGTGTCCTCCGAAAGCAAACGTGTGGATTCCCAGCGTTTGCGGAAAGAGCAGCCGGATATTTTCAACCAGTACAGCAAAAATGTAAGCAGCCGCAGGTTTACCATCGTTCATGCGGCATAAAACTTTGTATATGGCGGCAGGGAGTGACTTCTCTGCCGCCTTTTTTCTTGGAGGGTTATTATGGCTACGGAAAATCCATTCGTAAAATTATTCGCTATCGACTTCAAAGATCATCTGGAAGTCAAGAAGTCTGGCAATACCGAGTTAAAATATGTAAGCTGGGCGTATGCCTGGGCAGAGGTGAAAAAGCTGTATCCCGCTGCCAGCTATGAGGTCAAGAAATTCAACGGTCTGC